TGTTAAATGATATTTCTCCAGCACCAGGGTCTGCGTCAGATGTGCCTGTATCAAACTTATAGAAATAACCTGGAATTGCACCATCTTCTCCACTTGCTGTAAATGCAATCCAACATTTATCATCGTTGGCAAAAGTACCTGCAGAGTCAATATGAACTAAAGTTACTTTAGTATAACCACTAGCATCCGTAACAGCACCACTAACTTTAAACACCATCCAAGTATCTAATGTGTTAGCTTTTGAAATTCTTATTCTACCTCTATTAGTATCGTTACCTGATACATCATCCCATGATTGTACCCATGCGGAAATATCTGTGCCATTGTATTCTAAATCATCAACATATATTTCTGTTGCACTAGCAATCGTTGCGTTATTTAATCTAAAATATCCTGCTCCAGGATCAGCATCTGTAGTTGTTGTTGAATATTGAAACATTGCTGAATCTCCACCTGCAGGTAAAAAATCAGCTACTGTTGTTAAGTTACCAGAGCTATCAAATCCTAAAGTTTTAGATGCTCTTGTACTAGCATCGTCTGTAAATTCTGGTGTTGTAATTGTATTCGTTCTTGAAACTTTAAATGATCTATCCAGCTCTTCTTGCATTTGCTGGGTTGTCATCGTTGCACGATCCAGACCCTCTTCGTGAGTCTCCGCAGGGAATGGATCATTGGCTATATAGTCTATAGCCTGTGTTTGCGGGACAGCTCTTCTAATAACCACAGTTTCTCCAGTAGCAGGTGTATTTCCAGATGTGAAAGTTACATTTCCACCTGAAGCATCTCCTGCACCAGAAACTGTATAGTGAGTTGTTAGAGTTTTGACTGTTTCAGTTCCTGTTGAGGAACGAATAATAACCTGAAGGTCTGTGTCTGCAAATATTTTAAATGTGTAGGCAAACGCAGTTGTAGAGTCATTTCCTGAATAACTGTTTTTTACTGTTGTGCTTGATACTGTCATACTTAAAATCCTTTAAACATTGATGATGGTTTTGTAAACAAATATTCTTGGTTATAATCTTTTTTCATTCTTTTTTCCACTCTTTTTAATACACCCGGATTCATTGTTTCCATTAATTGATGACCAATAAGGTAATCATAAGCGGACTTAATATAAAAAAGATTTAAAAAAGGTATGTTGGTACTGATTGCTCTATAAGCTGCTTTAGCTGCACTTCCACCTTCACCTGTCATACCATATTTAATTGCTAGTAAAATATCAGCACCAGTTGTAATTGTTGGACCTGCTAATCCAGCAATTATATCCGCACTTCCTCTAACTTCTTTAAACAAAACATCTCCATAAATACCTAAGCCACCACCTTGTAAAAAAGCTGCCATAATTGTTTTGGCATTATTTGGGTCTCGTGGTTCTTTTCCTTTAAGTAAATCTTTTATTGACATAGATAAATAACCCATAAATAACGATGTTGTCATTAAAGCTGTAATACCCACAGCACCTCTAGCATAATCTGCTTTTGTAACATTTGGTCCTTTAAAATAAGACATTTCTCTACCTAATACTTTGTTTAATATAGCTAAAGGAAATGCTTTAAATTGGAAAAAGAACCTTAATCCTTCTCCAACAGGAGTTCCCGCTAACTGTCCTTGAGTCATATCTCCTTTTAATCTAGCATCTGGTTCTATTACTGCATAAATTGATCTATCTAAAAGCATCCCAGAAACAGAAGATTTAAACCTTTCTTTTTCTATCCCTAACTGTCTTACAGTTAAAGAATCAACATTTAATATTTTTTTCATATCAGTATCAGATATTTTATCTAACATACCAATGTTAATAAATTCTGTACCATCATCTGCTTTTTCCATAGCAGTTTTTCTAATGACATCCCATTTAGTAGAATCAATATTATACATTGTAAATAATTCTTTTAGTTGGGGATTTAAGTCTTTAAATTTTATATTTTTTTGTTTAGCAAAATAATTTGCCATACCTAACATTGAACCTTCTTTGAGAGTGTTAGTCCACCAAGCTAATGCGTTGTATTTAAAAAATGTTCTTTGTGCATTAGACCAACCTTTACTTAAATTATCTCCAACTTGGTATCTAGCAGACATATCATAAATAGTATTATCAACAATAAAACCTAACATTTGAGCTATATCTTTTTTTTGCTTAGTATTTTTAATTCTCATTAAACTTCCTAATGCTTCTGACATACCACCTAAAAATGATCTACCTTGAAATCTCATTTCTGATCCATAAATTCCTATATCAGCTGCTGCTGAAATTGTTGCACCACCTAATTTCGCCATAGAAGCTATAGCTCTTGCAATCGCTGAATATCTAGCTACACCAAAATCTGCTACTGTATAGATAGAACCATCTACAACTTTCATGTATTTATCAAATTGACCTGCTTTAGCAATATTTGCTGATTGACCACCTTTACCTTCAGCAACTAATCTTCTTTGTACAGCATATCTAATTTTTTCAAAATTTTCTTTTGGTTTTGCTCCTAATGTATCTATCATACCAAGATTTCTTCCAGCAGTTTGTATACCAGAGAAAAAAGATTCTTTTAGATTGCCTACTCCAAATTTTTCATTGTAGTCAAACCAATCATCAGGAGTTTTAAAATGTAAAATTCTTTTTACTTTAGAATTTTTAGTAATATTATTAACACTTCTTGCTCCATACACATTACTTACCCCATCAACAATTAAATATTTATTTCCTACTAAAGTATTGAAAACCTCTTGTAAAAAATTTTCTATATCGTCTGTGTTAGCAAATGTTCTCTCTTGATCTAATTTTTGCATAACATAATTTTTCCATGCAGTATAATTTTTTTGATAATTAATATCTGTTCCTTTAATATTTTCAGGAAGTTTTATATCGTCTAATTTTAATCCCAATGAATCTGCTGCGTTTCTAATTCTAAAAGGATCATGTGATTGTTTAACAATATAACCCCATATTTTTTCAATATTAGCTCCTCTATCGTTTAATTTTTGTCTAATCATTTCAGAATACTTTTCCATAATTTCTGCTAGTTTTAAAACTTGAGGATTTGTTTCTTTAACTGGTGGTTTTAACCCAGTTAATTTTTCTAATTCTGTTTGTTGTTGTCCTAATTCAGCCATTGCTCTAGCTACTCTTTTTTGAAAAGCAGCTTCCGACATATCTTCCAAACCATCCCTAAAAGTAGTTTCTAAATTATTAGCTCTTAACTCAGCATTAAAACCAGCAATCAGTTGATTAGCTTGTGCAAATTGCTGAACCGCAACAGATGCTCTTGCACCTTCTACTCTTCTGTTTGATGCAACTATAATTGCAGTTAAACCTTCTTCAGCATTATCTGGAAAACTTTTTAAAACAAACTCTGTTAGTTGCCTTACTTTAATTTCACTTTCTAAAGCATTTCTTTTATCTATTATCTTTTGTGCTTTGAGTTGTGCAGATACATCTTTAGCTATTGCATCAACATTAACTTCATCAACCTTTAATAAACCTTTTTCTGCTTTTGCTAATTTAATAGAATTAATTATTTCATCTTTTTTAGCAGAAGTAATAGATGATTTTTTTAATAATTTTTCTACTCTAACTAAACATTTATCTGCCATATTTACCTTCCATCTACGCAATTAATTGCGTCTTTAATAATTTCATCTAAATCTTTTGATTTAGTTTGTACTTCTGTTAGGTCATCAGTAGTTAATTTAACTTCTGAATCACCTTGCTCAAATCTTAAATTTAAATCTTTTTGAGATTCTTTAATAGTATTTAATTGTGTTTCTAATGATTCTAATTCTGTATTAGATTGACCTTCATCTTTATTGACAACATTTCTCTTTAAGCTATTAAGCTCTGCTTCATCTACTGATTGTCTTGGTATTCTAGTTATATCTGGATTTGGTGAAGAATTTTCTGCACTTCTTAATGTAGGATCAGCATTAACTATAGGTGTAACGTCTACAGGTTGATCTAATAAAACATCTCCTGTTGCTTTTTGTAATAATAATTTTCTAGTTTCAGGATCAGTAGCTTCTAAGGCTTTCATAATTGCAGAATTTTCTGGATAATATTCTCTATATAAATTTATATCTATATCTGTTGCAGAATCATCACCAAGTATTTTTTTTCCTGCTGCTACTTTTTCATTAAATTTTCTACGAGTATTTATATCCTTTAATCTACCAGCACCAACATGAAGTCCGCTTCCTAAAATTGTACCAAAAGTAACATTTAAAAAACTATCATATAAATCATAATCAGATTGTAAAGATTTAGCTACACCATAAACAATAGGTTCAACAAGTGTTGCACCAACCGCACCTTCTACCGCACCTCTTATTGCTCTTGCTTGAGTAAATCCTACTTTTGCAACTGTTTTAGCAAATCTAGCTTGTCCATAAACAGGAATAAAAGAAGCGGCAATGTTGATAGGGTCAAGAAAACTTGTAGCTAATCCTGTTGTAAATTTTGCAGCACCAACATAAAAACCACCACTTAAAGGATTCCATGATCCTTCTGGTCCTCTTGCCATTACACTTTGTCTAGCTCGTTCTTGGTTTTTTTCTCTAACCATAATATCAACAACTGATTGATATTCGTCTTGTTCAAAATATAAACCTATGTTTGCATATTCTTTATTTAATTCTTGTCTATTAACTTTTATGTCATTAACAAATTGAGATTTTTTTCTTGCATCATAAAGATCGCTATAATTTAACAATGACATAACTGGGTTAAAGTTCCAGTTATCTTTAGCTACTGCTCCTAAAGATTCAAATAAATTCATCTTATATTGATCGTAACCAGATTCTTGAGCTGTTTCGTTTACGTTTAATCCAAATCCTAAATTCATATTATTTAATTTTAGCCATTAAATCACTTAATCTTTTAGCTCTCTTACCTGTTTGTTGATGCCAAAGAGTTTTTCCTTTTATAGTTCCATCATCATTATAATTGTAAAGCATATGTTTTGATGCTTCTTTATAATCACCTTTATTTATTGCTTTTATTGTTTTTTTAAATTTAGATAAACCTTTGCCACCCATTTGAAAAGCCATTTCCACTAATATTTCATATGCTTCTGTATCTACATTTTCTATTTGAATTAATTTTTTAACAGAATTAGTTGCTTTCTTCATATCTTCTTCAAAAAATTTTTGTATTTCTTGATCGCTATATTCTCTAATTTCTGCATTAGCAGGAAGTTTATGACCATGACCTACAGTATAAAAATCCTCTTTTACTGTTTTACCATTTACTGTGTATTCTAATTGATAAGGTGTATTTAAACCCTGTTTACCAATACCTTCGTTTTCTTTTATTCTTGTTGCTAATTTATTTGCAGATGCTAGTTTTTCAGAAAGTTCTATAACTGCTTTTGAAAGTTTAGTCTTGTTTGAAACTGTTTTTTTAT